GGCAGCAATAGAGCAGATGATGCAGGAAGTTAATATGAAGGAGATGATAACAAAGGGGAACATGCAGCATTAATATAACCTTTATTGAAAAAGCAAAGACAGTGATTGAAAGATCTGGAAGTAAAAACGTAGGTCTGATCATTCCTGGAACAAACAATGACAGGATTTTAAAGATTGCGCCAGGAGATAATATTCCAAGTGCTGGATTAAAGTACAAAGAACAGATTGAGATGGCACTGATTGGAAACACGGTCAAACCGAAAAAGCTGGTCGTTGCATTTTCAGGAGTAGATCATGCAGAGATTGACGATGCATTAAATGCATTGGCGGATGAAAATGTAAGTTATGCAGCAGTCAGCACACAGACAGAGACAGTAGCATCGAAAGTTGTCAGCTGGGTAAAGGAACAGCGAGAAATTGGAAAAAATATCAAAGCTGTTTTACCAGAAAATACAGCGGATAATGAAGCAGTCATAAACTTTTCCACAGAAAGTGTATCAATTGTTGATAAGTCATACACTGCAGAGCAGTTTTGTGCCAGAATGGCAGGATTGTTTGCAGGAACACCGATTACAGAAAGTGCAACATATGCGGTGCTGCCAGAAGCGACAGATTGTACACGAATGTCCAAAAAAGAGATGGATTCAGCAATTGATGCAGGAAAACTGATCCTGTTTTATGAAGACGGAGAAGTCAGAGTTGCACGTGCAGTTAATTCATTTACAACAAAGACCGATGAAAAAGGAGATCAGTATAAAAAGATTAAGCTGGTCGATATTATGGACACAATCAAGAGTGATCTGAGAAGCACGATCAGAAATGAGTGGATTGGGAAAAAGGCCAATACTTATGATAATAAATGCCTTTTAATCTCTGCAATTCAGGGATATATGGATGATCTTGTATTACAGAATGTCTTAGAATCTGCAACAGTAGAAATTGATATTAATGGAAACAAACAATATCTTGAACAAAATGGTGTGGATGCTACAGATATGAGCAGTGATGATATCAAAAAAGCAAATACAGGAGATAAAGTATATTTAGTTGCAAATATCAAAATGAATGATGCAATTGAAGATGTAACGTTAGAAATCAGCATTTAAAGGTTTGTCAGAGTCTGACAAAGATATTCAGGAGGTAACAAAGGGATAGTTATAAACCAGATCATGTTATAAATGGAACATTTGGAAATGTATGGTTAAATGATCAGTACATGGCAGAATCTACAGCATTACAAGCAAAGTATAAGATTACAAAAAGTGATGTTGTACAGACAAATACGTTAAGCAAAGGGCAGAAGATCACACAGTTAGAAGGAACTGGAACATTAAAAATGAACAAAATTTCTTCTTATATGATCAAACTGTTGCTTGCAGATATTAAAAAAGGGATCATGCCGGATATTACGATCATAACAGCATTGAAAGATCCAGCATCACTTGGAACAGAAAGAGTCAAAATTACAGGAGTTAGTTTCGATGAGCTTACACTGGCAGATTGGGAAGCAAACAAGTTAGGCGAAGAATCCTACCCATTTACGTTTGCTGATGCAGAACCAATCGACTTAATTTAGGAGGATAAGATGAATTTAGTAGAGAAATTATTACAGCTTGACAAGAAAGATGTTCTAGATAATAAAACAGGAACTTATAAATCAGGGAATATGCAGCAGTTGGTTGGTGACCCAACGATCACAATTCAGGAAATTGATGCGGAGCGTCTGATGGAATTACAGACATTGCCACTTGATAAGGCAGGAAATTATAATTTTCAACAGGGATATGCAGCAAATTTAATGACAGTTGCAGAAGGCGTGATCAATCCAGATCTTAAAAGTAAAGAATTGCAGGAGCATTTTGGAGCAATCAATGCCTCTGATCTTGCGAAAATTCTGTTTAAAACAGAAGTGCCGGAGATCGCAACAGAAATTGCTAATTTATCAAGTCCAGATGTGGTCGATGAAGAAGAACTAAAAAACTAATTCACGAAAGAGGAGATATACAGATGGCATATCTCCTCTTTCGCGATCATAATATGACTCCGTCGCAATACTATGATCTTGGAGCAAATGAGAGAGCAATGCTGAGAGCATTTATAAGACAGGAATGCCAGGAAAGAGAGGAATTGTACAAGGAGCAAAGTAGTTGATGCAACACTACGACTGATAGATAAGTATACCGAACCATTGAAAAAAGCTGCAGAGCAGACACAGCATCAGGTTGGCTATATGAAACGGCAGGCGAACCAGATTAAGAGTGTTGGAAAGAGTATGTCCAGTTTTGGCTCATCTCTGACGAAAAATGTAACAGCTCCGATTCTTGCAACACTTGGAGCAACTGGAAAGATGGCTGATACATTTGAAAAAGATATGGGTCAGGTCAATACGCTTTTGGATAACAAAGAGCATCTGCAAAAGTACAAGGATACAGCGATTCAGGTGTCGAATGATACAGGAATTGCATTAGGAACAGTATCAAAAGGTGTATATCAGACAATCAGTTCCATCGGAGATCTTGGAAAGAAAACACAGGATATCTTTTCAATATCAGCAAGAGCGGCTAAAGGTGGAGGTGCTTCCGTAGCAGAATCAGTAGCATTGATCAGTTCTGGAATGAAAGGCTATGACAGTGTGAATGTCAAGACGGCACAATCAATCAGTGACATGGCTTTTATGACCCAGAAGTTAGGTGTTACGACATACAAGGAGCTGGCATCAAGTATGCAGCCTCTGTTTCCACTTGGAAAATCGTTGAATGTATCATATCAGGAATTGTTTGGAAGTATGGCAACCCTGACAGGTGTGACAGGAAATACAGCGGAAGTCACCACGCAGATGAAAGGGTTGTTTACTGGTTTATTGAAACCAACGGATTCCATGTCGAAATTAATGCAGAAATATGGATATCAAAATGGACAGGCTATGATCAAATCAGAAGGAATGTCTGGAGTACTAAAAATCTTGCAAAAGGAAACAGGCGGACAGTCAGATAAAATGGCAAAGCTGTTCAGTAATTCCAGAGCATTAACAGCGGCGATCGCATTGACTGGGTCACAATATGATACATTTCGAGAGAAAACAAAGAAAATGAATCAGGCATCAGGAGCAACAGAAAAAGCCCTGAAAGATATGAAAACGTCAACGAGTGACATAAGAAAAGCAATCAATTCAGCAAAAAACTCATTGACGGTCTTTGGAAGCTCTGTATTGAAAGTTGTTGCGCCATCAATTACTACAGGTGCAACAAAACTTGCTAATTTTGCAAAGAAATTTTTAAAGCTGAATCCCGAAACGCAAAAATTTATTGTAAGAATGGCGTTGACTGTTGCAGCAGTGGGTCCGGTAATAAAAATTATTGGAACACTTACAACAGGAATAGGAAGTCTTGCAGGAAGAATGGTCACGCTGTATGGAAAGTTCTCACAAGCAGAAAGTATATCTGCTTTCTTAGGACCTGGAGGAAAGATTGCCTTGGTATTGGCGGCAATCGCTGTTGCAGCGGTGCTGGTATATAAAAACTGGGATAAAATAACCGCCGGAGCAAGAAAAATGCAGAAGGCAGTTGTAAAGGCGATGAATGATGCAGGGGTTGATACTCAAAAACTTGGAAAGACAGTGCGCAAGATTGGAACAATGGCAGCTAGTTCTTTTGGAAAAATAGGAAGAGCAGGAGCTGCGGTTGTTAAATTTTTAAGACCAGTTGCAACATTTGTTGCTGGAGCATTTAAACTTGTATTTGGAGCTGCATTTAAATTTATTGTAGCCAGAGCATCAGGATGGCTTAAATCAACACTGGACATAATTCATGGAGTTACAACAGCATTTAGTGGCATAATAACATTTTTGGAAGGTGTATTTACAGGAAACTGGAAAAAGGCATGGACTGGTGTAAAAACAATATTCAAAGGAGCATTTGAGGCACTTGTTGGATTTGCAAAACGTCCTTTAAATCAGGTGATCGGGCTTGTAAACTCCGTGATTTCTGGATTGAATGGAATAAAAATTCCAAGTTGGGTTCCGAAACTTGGTGGCAAAGGTATTAATCTTCCAAAGATTCCAATGTTGGCAAGAGGTACAGACAATTGGAGTGGTGGTATTGCTCAAGTTCACGAAAAAGGCGGAGAGATCATAGATCTGCCGAGAGGAACTCGCGTATACCCACATGATAAGTCAGTGCAGATGGCAAGGAATCAAGGAAATAAGACTTATAAGATTGAAAAATTTGCAGATACGATTGTTGTGAGAGAAGAAGCAGATATTGATAAAATAGCAGAAAAACTTGCTGAGAAATTAGAGGCAATACCGGCATAAAAGGAGAATGGAAGGGAAATTTGGTTAAATAATGGAAATGACAAGATCCGGTTTCCGGTATTGCCATCTTCCTATAAGATAGGAACATCTGTGCAGAATACAACTGAAACTGTACACAGGAAAGGCGAAATAAATATTCTTGGAGATAGAAATTTAGAAACGATTGAAATAAGTTCTTTCTTTCCAGCGCAAGAATATCCATTTTGTCAATATAAAGGATTTGATACAAATCCAATAAACTATATTAATAAAATCAAAAAGTGGGAGTATGAGAAAGTGACTCCCACTTTTGTTATGACAGGAGACGTCGATTTTAATAAAACGGTGTCGATCGAAAGTCTTGAATATGGAAAAGATGACAGCACAGGAGATATCGCATTTACTTTGAATTTGAAAGAATATATTGCGGTAACATATGCGACAGAAAAAAAGAAAACGTCAAATGGAAAGAAAGTAAAAAAGAAGAACAGCAGTAAAAAAAGAAGCAGTAAAAGTGTAAAAACAACAGCTTATACTGTAAAAAAAGGAGATACGTTGCGTAAAATCGCAAAAAAGAAAACAGGAAGTTCTTCAAACTGGAAGAAAATCTATACAAAAAATAAAAAAGTGATCGAAAGTGCAGCAAAGAAACATAAAAGAAGATCAAGCAGTAATGGAAGATATATTTATGCAGGCACAAAGTTGGTGATCGAGAAATGAGTTTAAATTTAAAAGTTGAATGGAAGGGAAATGATATTACCAGTACGGTCAGTTCAATTACCTGGTCTGGAAGTGCTTATTCATCTGCCAGATCACTGGAATTTAGTGTAGTGAATCCAGCAGGAGATACACATTTTAAAACGCCAGACATTAAATTGGGTGATCTCATATGTTTCTATAATGGAAATGACAAACTATTCCATGGAAAACTGACAAAGAGAGAAAGAAAAGGGGAAGCCGGAACAATTACATATACAGCGCAAGATTATATGTTATATCTGATCCGGAGCAAAGGAACCTATAAATTTAAGAAAAAGAAGCCGGAGCAGATTACACAACTAATCTGCAAAGACTTAAAGATAAAAACAAAAAGTATTGCAAAAACGAATATGAAGATCAAGAAACTATTGTTCCAAGACAAGGAATATTACAACATGATTCTTGCTGCATATTCTAAAGCGTATAAAAAAACAGGCACAAGTTATCAGCTGATCATGGATGGAGATAAATTATCTGTTATAAAGAAGGGATCAATGTTAAATGTAACATTAGATCAAAAAGAAGGTATCACAGAGAGCTCCTACGAGCAGTCAACAGACAGCATGGTAAATAAGGTTGCAATTTACAATTCCAAGAATAAAAGAATTGGAACAGTTTCCAATAAAAATTGGATTAAAGCATATGGAATATTTCAGGATTCCGTAACTGTTGATAGTGGCAATGGAAAGAAAGAGGCTAAAAATACATTGTCGGGTCTGAATACCAGTGCATCATTGACAGCTATTGGAGATATCAGATGCAAAGCAGGATATGGAATCAAGCTTAATGATGTTGATTCTGGATTGTGTGGAAAGTTCTGGATTGAGAATGATTCGCATGTATTTGAGAATGGAACTTATATGATGACTCTTGAGCTTGCATTTAAGAATGTTATGGAAACAGAAGAAGATGATACAGAATCAAATGCTTCATCAACTAAAAGTACAAGTATATTAAATGGGAAAAGAGTAAAGGCATTATTTACAGCATATTATCCGGCATCAAATAAGATGGAGGGCGGTTATTACGATTGCAAGGGAAAAAAACTGGACCCAAGCAAATACACATGTGCAGCACCATCTAGTATAAAGTATGGAAATGAAATACAGGTACTTGGAACAAAGACAAGCAGAGACAAGAAGGTTCATCGAGTCAATGATCGCGGCGGCGCAATCAAAGTTGTAAACGGTGTCTACCATTTTGACCTGCTAATGAAAACAAAAGCTCAATGTAACCGTTTTGGAAAACGTACCGGATACGCAATTATAGGAAATGGTACCGGATACAAGCAAACATCTGCAAGTAATACAAAAGCAGATAAGGTTATAAAGAAAGCAAAAAGTTTTATAGGAGAAGTAAAATATGTCTACGGTGCATCATCTCCACAGTCAGGAAAATCCGATTGCTCTGGTTTTACATCTTATGTATTCAGAACCACGGCAGGTAAAAATATCGGAAGAACAGCGTTAGCACAATCGCAAAAAGGAACGAAAGTAAAAAAAAAGAATTTGAAAAAAGGCGATCTAGTTATTTTTCAAGGAACATATAAAGCAGGAGCTTCTCATGTCGGCATTTATGCCGGATCGGGAAAGTTTGTGCACTGTTCAAGCAGTGGCGGTGTAAAAGTCAGTAATCTGAATGATTCATATTACGTGAAACACTGGCAACAAGGAAGGAGAGTTCTTTAGTGAATAGTTATGAGAGGCTGTTAAAGATCATGCAGCATCAAGGTAAAAAAGGAAATAACACAGGATTGCAGATGGCAAGAGTGGTACAAGACCAAGTACTATGCAATGAATTAAAGCTTGATCCAGAAGACTATTACATAGCAGATGGTTTAGTCCTTAATGATGGAGACATGGTTCTGGTGTACCAGATCAGTGACGATAAATACATAATTATATGCAAGGTGGTGAATACATAAGGTTTCCATTTGAAGAAGAGACAGAAGAACTTATCGATAAAGAAGAGGAAGAAGAATATTATCCAAGAGAGTTTGATATAGATTTCACTACTGGAAAATTGACAGGAAGAATTGCGGAAGGCGCAAGAGCTGTTGCAGTGTGGGCGTATCTGGCAATTAAGATTGTAAGATATAAATATATTCAGTATTCATGGGAATACGGAAATGAAATGGTAAATCTGATCGGAGGAACATATTCTGATGAGTATGTGAAATCTGAGGTAAATAGGATGCTGACAGAATGTCTCGAAGTGAATCCATATGTTAATGGAATTGAGAACTTGGAGATCGAAAAAGTAAATGAAACACTACATATTAAATTTACATTATTAACGGATTATGGAAGTGAGGAGGTGGAATCGGATGTATGAGGACATGACCTTTGAAAATATCATGGACAGTATGATGGAAGATATGCCGGATGGCTTGGATACAAGTGAGGGATCCCTGATTTATCATTCCTGTGTAAAGCAGGCAGCAAGATTGGAAGAAGTGTATGTAGAACTTGCAGCATTAACAGATAACCAATATGCTGATACAGCTGATCTTGATCATTTAGTGAAGTCTGGACAAGAAAGAAGGACATACATAGAAGAAGCTACTGCGGCAGAATTTGAAGGAGTATTTAATGTTCCAGTGCCGATTGGAACTGAATTTTCAGGAGATGACTATAACTACATTGTAACAGACGTGATCAATGAAGAAGAACATAAGTACAGACTGGAATGTGAAGATCCAGGAACCGCAGCGAATGGATGGTTAGGGGATCTGATGTGTTTGGATGATATTGATGGTCTGGAAGATGCGGCATTAACCAAGCTTCTGATAGAAGGAAAAGACGAGGAAGATGAGGAATCTTACCGCATGAGAATCATGGATTCGTTTGGCATTCAGGCGTTCGGTGGAAATCGTGCATATTATAAAGAAAGAATAGGCGCAATAGATGGTGTTGGAGGAGTCAAACCATATCGACGAAAAGGAACAATCATACCAATTGTGATTATATCAGACGAATATAGAAAAGCAGAAAGCAAGCTGATCAATGACGTGCAGACGCATGTTGATCCAATAGAACAAACAGGAGAAGGAATTGGGATTGCTCCAATTGGACATTCTGTATCGATCACAACTGTGACAGAATATATAGTTAATGTATCTGCAGTTGCTACATATGATACTGGATATTCTGCGGAAGGCTTAAAAACGCAAGTCGAAAATGCGGTAGAAGAATATCTGCTATCGCTGAGAAAGAATTGGATAAACAGTGATTCTATAATCGTGAGACGAGCAGGTATTGAAAACGCTATCTATAATGTAGAAGGAATTACAGATGTAAGTAATATATTGTTAAATGGTGGAACAGAAAATATTACGTTGCAAGAAAATGTTATTCCGGTTAAGGGGGCGGTATCATGCAGCTAAATATTCCTCCTGTGATTGAAAATATAGAAGAAATAAAAGCAATCTATGATGCAGAAGAAAAAGTTGGACAGCAATTAGAAAATGAAATAAGAGACAGAGATCTTGACACCTGTATTCGAACTTCTACAGAATATGGAATTGCACGGCGCGAAAAAATCTTAAAAATACAGCCACAGAATACAGATAGTTTAGAAGATCGAAAATTCAGAGTGCTGACAAAGTGGTATGATGACTGCCCATATACGAATCAAGACCTTATAAACAGACTTGATAATTTGCTAGGTAATGGGAACTATACCTTGGTAATTTTACCAGAAACAATGGAATTAAAATGTCTGGTAGAGTTAACAAGAAAGCAAATGTATAACGATTTCGAGCAACTATTAGAAGAGATTGTACCACTGAATATGACGATAGATATTGGATTAAGATATAACCAACATGATACATTACATTTATTTACAAACATATACAAACGAACAGGTTAAAAATACTGTATTGAAAGGAGAGTAAGATGGCAACAAAGACAACAAATTATGGACTGACGAAACCAGAAGGATCTGATTTTTATGATATTGGGGTGCAGAATGACAACATGGATATTATTGATAAGCAGATGAAAGCAAATGCGAAGGATATTGCGCAGTTAAATTCTGACTTAAAAAATGCACTTGTAACTCAATATGCCGAATTGAATGGTACTGGAAACAACTATTTTTATGTTGATCGTAAACAAGGTTATCGCTTGAGTTCTGCGATATTGCATGTATATGATACTGGTTATATACGTGTTGAAGCATTATCTCAGGAAGTTAACAATGAGAATTGTTATGTGTTATGGACAAATAATAGTTATCCACAAAACAAAAAAATTGGCTGTGATCTTGTATGGATCAAAGAAAACTTCCTATGGAATTAAAATATTTTAATTTGACTTATAGCATATAACTTCACAAGGACATCCTTGATATGCAGAAGGGATTTCTATCAAATATAATTCTTTTCCATACAATGCCATGCCTAATACGTTATAACGCCATTGATCATACTTTTTCACTCTTATAGCTACTGGCACCATGTTATCGGGCCAATTGGCATGAATGATACCTTCTGAGTTATTAGGTGTGGTCATATTGCCTAAAAGCTGTATTATGCTTTTTGTATCAGAATTTAGCTGCGGAAGTCTATGAATCCTCCGCAGCGGAAAAGAGTATAATGCACACATAACACACAAAGGAGAAAGTATTATGCGTGACAGAATTATAAGTAACGTGCTAATCAAAATGGGCAATAGAATCAAGAAAAAAGAGCTGGATTATCTTGAAAATGTGTTGGTAGAAGAGTTCCGAGATGTGCAGATTAAGAAAGAATCGACGGAATTGACGGAATACAATGACAGTTTAAGGAAGCTAAAAGATACGTTCCTTGCGACGCTGATTGTAGAAAATAAATCCAACAGAACGATTGAACAGTATAATTTACATCTAACACAGTTTGTAGATTATTTCACTGCAAAAGAAGCAAAAGACATAGATGCAACCAATATTAGGGGATTTCTATATGCGTATAAGCAAAGCAGATGCATATCGAATTTATCATTAAACAATAAGCGATCAGCAATATCCTCGTTTTTTAGTTGGCTGGCTGATGAGGAGTACATTGACAAAGATCCAACTCGAAAAATTAAGAAAATCAAAGTAACAAAGAAAAAGAAGAAGGCGTTTACAGCTGATGAAATGGAACGTATGCGTATAGCATGTACGGATATTCGTGATCGGGCGTTGATAGAGATGTTAGCAT